TCGAGCAGAAAACAGAAAATGAAAAATTCGCTCAGCTCGCGGGCATTGCAGAAACGGCAGTTGCCGCGGCTGAACAGCTTTATTACAGAACGGATCCGGACGGCGAAGACCGAAGGAAGTACGCGCATCACCTGATCGCGGTCGCTGCGGGAAGGCTCGGGCTCGCGCTGACCGACAAGGAAATCGACAGTATGCTTCAGGCGGCAGTGCAAGAGCTCAATCTTATGAAATACGGATATATTGCGGAGGCGAAAGAAGATGGCGAATCTTAACGGAATCGACACTGCAAGTTACCAGGCGGGCTTAGATCCGCGCAAAGTCCCTATGGATTTCAACATCGTGAAGGCGACACAGGGTGTGGCCTACATCAATCCGGATTTTACACGGATGGCAAAAGCGACCGTGGACGCGGGGAAGCTGCTTGGAATCTACCACTATGCGGAAGGGAAGGACGCCAAAGCAGAGGCGGACTTTTTCCTGCGGACTATCCCCGGCTACATCGGCAAAGCTATCCTGTGCCTGGATTGGGAAGGGATGCAGAATCCCACCTTCGGGACCGGGCGGGATGTCTCATGGTGCAAGGCGTTCTGCGACAGAGTCTATGAGAAGACTGGCGTGCGGTGCTTTGTTTACATGAGTAAAAGCGTTTGCCGTGAGCATGACTGGACAGCCGTGGCAAAAAGCTATCCACTTTGGTGTGCTCAGTATGCCAATATGGACCGGACCGGCTACCAGACAAGCCCATGGACGGATTACAAGGGATTCGGCGCATGGGACAGGCCGATGATTCATCAGTACAGCTCCGGCGGTCAACTCTCCGGATGGTCCGGACGGCTCGACCTCGATATTGCCTATCTGACTTCGGCGCAGTGGCGAGCATGGGCCAAGGCAAAGCCAAAGAAGGAAGTCGTCATTCTGTATCCCGAAAAGACAGACGCAGACCTCGCCGTGGAGATTCTTTTCGATGTCTATGGGACGGGAGATAAGCGAAAGAAGGCCCTTGCCGGCCGCTATGACGGCGCGCAGGCCGATGTGGAGAGATTACTGTCCGGCAACAAAACGAGCCTTCTCATGGCGATTCAAAGCTACCTGAAGCGCCACGGGACGGACAAATTGATTTGAGTGCCTACGGACATGTCCGGCACAAATATAAAGCCCTCGTGGATTGCTTAATCGGCATTCCTCGGGGGCTATTTGTTTGCATTATTCTGCTTTATTCATCATCCACTTTACAAGGTCGTAGATTTTGTACTGGGTGCGGTAGCTGTCGATCGTCTCGACTCCTTCCGGACAGACGTGCTTTTCTGCGCTGTGCAGGTATTCTCTGATTTTCTTAATATCGTCAGGGTTTTTCACGAAGTAGCTTCCTCCGGTCGTGACAATCTCGGCACAACCCTCGTCAAAATCAATCTGAACAATGGCTTCATTCTTCGGTAGCTTAAACATGGTCTTTTCTCCTTTCAAAATTTCCTCCATCATTTTAACCACATAATCAGGACACTTCCGAACGCCTCTGCTCCAGTCCTCAATGGTTCTTTTCGGGATTCCGAACCTCTCGGATAACTGCTTGTGCGTCATGCCGGTAGCTTTGATAAATTCCTGAACCGTCATCTTAGCTTTCCTCCTTGTACCTTCCGGCGGCCCATCGGGCATATACGATTTCAAATTCTTTGCTGTTGTCGGGATTGTTATTCATGGTGTTCCAGACGGCTGTGACGACCGGGGATCTAAATCCAAATTCCTTAACGCATCTTTCAAAATCTTCTACGGTGATAACGCCGGCCTTATTGCTGTCGATTCCGAAAATTGCCTTGCATGCATTGTATAATTTGTCGGGGTCGTCGTAGTCTGCGGGATTCAGCTCACCGTCGGATTCTTTGACAGCCTCCTCGATAAACGCGTGCATTTCATCTGTATCCCAAGTATCCTGCGACTCGATAGTGTTTACCAGGTTTCTAATTTCCTCTTCGCTGAAGTATCTCATTTTGTCCTCCTTTGTTTTACTGTTATCCTACCCCTTAACTTGATTATATGATACCACGCATTGCACAGTATGTCAACAACTATTTTACATTTTGCGTGGTTTTTGTGTCCCGTGCTAATCGACTCCATCCGGACGGACGCCACTATTTACCACGGGACAAATCAGACAAAAATAATGTCGATATGCTTATCGACTCCAAACCGAATTTCTTTGATAACTGACCGCCAGAAAAAGCGTTTTTCCTCGCGGGAAAATGTCTCGTAAATCTCCCGGATCGGGAGCGTCAGCAGATGCTTTAATTCCGTCAAATCCTTCTGCGGGGCGTCGGTGATGGCTGACAACTCGGACTCCAGACGCTCGCGGTCGGCCCTGTATTCCGCCATATCAATCAGCCCGTCCACATACAAATCTTTTAGTCTCGACAGCTTGCCTTCAATGGCCTTTTTTGCCCGCTCTGCGTCCCTGTGAGGCTTTTCGCGTATCTCGTAGTTACTTATATGCTTTTCCAATTCCGGGCGCAGTACGGCGAGCAGATGGCGTTCTAGGACGTTCTCATTGAGTACTTTCGCGTTATTACATCGCCTGTCCCCGCGCTGATAGTAGACGGGGCATCTGTATCCAATCTCGATGGTGATGCAATTCCCGCGTTTGCGTTTCCGACGATTAACCCCCATGCTCGCGCCGCACTCCGCGCATTTGACCAGACCGGAAAAGATATAGGTGTGCTTTTGCGAGATTTTCACATTCATTGACAGTTTCCGTTGAACATCATCGAACAGCGGCTTGTCAATGATGGCCTCGCAGAATTGCGGATTGTCCCGCGCCACACCGACATACTTTTCATTCCGCAACATACTCTTAATGCCGCTGGTACTCACGGGCCCGCCGACACTTGCGGAAAGCCTTGCGGTTTTGTGGAGATTGCCATGTAGGGCATAGTGGCGAAAAATCTCCCGCGCATCATCCGCGTGCGGTCCGGGGACGAGTCGCTTGTCGCGGATCACATAACCGAACGGTACGGATCCGGACGCCACCTCGCCGTGATTTATTTTGTAGTCGAGTACGGCCCGCACTCTCTGGCCGGTGTTTTCCGCTTCAAACTGCGCGATGCTCATCATTTGATTGACGATAAGACGGCCCTGCGGGGTGGTTGTGTCATAGATCGGTTCCCAGACGGCAAGCCAACCGACATTATACCTGTCAAGCACATCCATCATGTTAAGATAGTGCTTAATGCTCCGGTAAAGCCTGTCTAGCTTTGTGACCAGGATAATGTCGACATGCCCTGCCCTTACATCGTCAAGCAGCTTCGTCAATTCGTCGCGGTCGGCCTTCGTGCCGGATACTCCGTCGTCCACGTATTCCCGATAAATACGCATGTGATGGCTTTTAGCGTACTCCCGCAGAGCCTCGCGCTGGGCGGGAATGGAGTCGCCTTCTTTGGCTTGCTTGTCGCTTGAGACGCGCAGGTATAACGCCGCGGATTTCATGACTTTTCGAGCAGTCTGGCAATCTTATCCAACTGCCGGATGATGATAAAATTCTGTTCCATGATGGCCCGCTGATAGCTGATCGGTAATTGGATTTCCGCTTTCGCCATGGAAAGCTTGAGGCCGGCCTCCATCATGCCGGAGCCAACAAGTTCCTGCGCGATCTTTTTAACGCTCGCAAGGTCTTCCGGATCTGACAGGCCCGCAACACCATACTGCTTTAATAATTTCTGTTCCTTCTTTTCCTGTTCTGCCTGTTTTTCTTCTGCGGATTTGAAAAGTGCCATGTGTTACCTCCGTTCTTTGTGGGCTTCGATTTCAATGCTGTTTACATCGGACTTCTCGAAGTCATGATTAGTTATGTGGTAAAGCGCATGCCTGTAGGCGTCGCGCCTTCCTTCTGGTGATAGTTTGTCGTCAATGTAGATTGTGTATCCATTAATGCACGGACACACCATTTCGTTTATTCCGTCTGGCAAATCAACTATATAAGTATAGATGTTATCCATCTTTGTTGGTGTCTTTCATCCTTTTCAACATTTCTGCGGCGAGTCTCAGGTTATCGGCTTTGTTCCCACGAGCGGCGTCAAAGAGTGCATGCAAATTAGGGTCATCATAGATGGTTTGAGCAACCTTCATTGTCTCTTCGTCTATGTGATATGTCTCCAACACTCTCAGGCCGTTGTTGTCTACGAGGCGGGGCGTCACGTCTTCCTTTCCGGTAAGGTAATCCAAGCTGACATTAAAAATGTCACAAAGGGCTAACAGCATGTCCATGTCTGGGCGCCGCACGCCTCTTTCATATTGAGATATTGCTTGTTTGGTCTGGTCGGTGCGGTCGGCTAAATCTTGCTGAGAAAAACCTCTTTGTATCCGCAATTCCCTCAACCTCTCCGAAAACGTTGCCATGATGCCACCTCAAAAAAATCAACAGGATGTTTATATTCCCTATTGACAATTATAAACGTAGCGTTTATTCTTGTAAAGTAATCGTTTTGATTACAGCGACAGCAACACATGTTTCCCGCCGGAAAGGAGGTGATAGGTTGAATAGGGAAGAAATCGGAAAGAGACTGCGCGCGCTGAGGGGCAGTCGTAGTCTGGACGAGGTCGCAAAGGCGTTAAACGTGACGCCGATGGCTGTGTCGCTCTGGGAAAGAGGCGAGAGAGTACCGAGCGACGACCTCAAGATTAAAATCGCCGCATACTACAAGCGGTCGGTGACGTTTATTTTTTTTGCCGACAGGGTAAACAAAACGTTGACTGAGGCGAAAAAATGAACATCACAGAAACAATTCTAACCATCCTCTCCGCCCGCTACGGAGTGGAAATTACAGGAGGAAAAGATGGAAAACAACAAAGCGGTTGAAGCACTCGAAGCGTGCTCCGACATCATGAGGCAGAATCGCATGACGAAGGTCATGAGCGACTGCCAGAAGTCAATCCGCGCAATCTTCGACATTGCCGACATGGCAGAGAATGACGCGCGGGGCATCCGGTCGGTCCTGTACTGCATCAAGGCCATGGCAGTCAATGCGGAAGGCAGTCTTGACGACATCGACAGCATCATGCTTTCGGTGTGCGACCAGATAGATGGCGCACTGGCAGAGCCGGAGGCGGAGGAAGTCGATGACGGTTACATGGAATAAGAAGGAGGACTAATGCCTGACAACGAAAAGAAATATGCACCCGTAAGAAGATTTGTATTCCCCGCCGGAGACTGCGGCGGCGAAATCCGCATTAACATCCCTACCACGGCAAGCAAGGCCGATGTAACTCGGATGGCAAAAATGCTCATGGTTGCCGCCGAAAATTGGGAAGATAACGATTTTCTGAACTGACCGCCTCTCAGAACTACGAAAGGAGAACCGAACCATGAAGAGAAAAGAAAAAGGCTTTATCGCGGGCGCACTCGCAACGATCATTGCAGTTTTACTTATCATGTCCTGCACGGCTATCGTGGCCCGCGCACAGACCTACTCCGGCGTCAGCCTGGAACAGGTCAAAAAGGCAAAGCCGCTTGAGGGGATCGTTGAGCGGGACGGCCACTATTACATTTACAAGCATGGCCGCATGCTCACCGGGAAAGTCAAGTACCGCGGCAAATGGTATTACTGCCACAAAACAGCGAGCAAAGGCTATCCGTATGGAAGCATGACCCGCGGGATGATGCGGATCGAGTCCGGCAATCGGTGGTACGCCTACTGCTGGGACGGCCACATGTATACGTCCAACGTGTATCACAGAAAGGGACCTGTCCGCAAGATTCTGGAAGTTGAGATTGACCGCAAGACACATCAGGTCAAGTATGTCTACGGCATCAGCGTCAGGACCAGGGGGCGGAGATATTCCACTGCGGAGCTTAGGTGGCAAAAAGAAACCATGTATGGGCACTACAAAACAGTGGAGTCCATGCAGTCGATTCCGGACTGGGTAGACCAGCAAAAGTAACGATGGATAGATGTAATTGCGGACGGCCCGTAAATCACCGCATGCATGGAAAGTGCCTAGCGTGTAGGTACGAGGAAGAGATGGAAAAGACAAGAAGGATATGTGCCGCTTGCGGGAAATCGTTTTACACGACACTTCCGCAAAAAGTCACCTGTTCGCAGGAGTGCTCAAAAGAGTACGCCCGCAAGCAAGACCGTGAGCGCAAGAGAATGATGTTTCATCCCGAACGATTCTGGCCGATACAAGTTGTTTGTGAGGGTTGCGGAAAATCGTTCGCGGGAAATCGCCGGTCAAGATGGTGTCCGGAGTGCCGCAACTCGACAACCAGACAGTGTAAGGTCTGCGGAAAGCAATTCACGGTCGACAGTCCAAAATCCGGCAAAGTCGTCTGCTCTCCGGAGTGCCGCAAAAAAGCAACCAGCTGGGCGATGACGGCGTATTACGAAAAGAAGCGGCCTAAAGCGAGAGCACAGAAAAAACAGCCTACAATCCCGCCGAGCACGCCGGAAGAGGTGCTTGCGAGTCCCAGTGCCGAAGGATGGTCCGGGACGGTCTGGCTGAAGCCGAAAATAGGCGGGCGGGCTACGCTTCGGATCGCGCCGGATAAGCTGCCATATCGAGGCGAGCCGACAAGAGAAAGCCGGATTCCAACATGGGAGGACATGGAACTTGAAAGAATGTATAAGAGCGCATGCCGTCAGGCCGAGAGCCCGTGATTTGGTCGTGGGCGGGTTTACAGGGCACTGTAGATGGTGCGGGACAGCCTTTACACAGATGGCCTACCAGAACGTCTACTGCTCGCAGTATTGCGAGGACAAGGCGAGACAGGCCCATCCGGACGAAAAATTTCCGGGGCGCCTCGACTGGAAAGCCGTTAAGTTTTGTCCCAGGTGCGGACAACCGTTTGCCACATGGCATGAAGGACAACAGTATTGCTCGGATAAGTGCAGGTATCATGACGGATTGTAAGAAATGTTACAAAGCGAGGCGTTGTTTTGAGCAAAGAGGAATCTGCGCGGAATATCGAAACATCGAAGAAATCCGCGCCGAAATTGAAAGTATCAATAGAGAGTTTGCCAGTCCCGCCACGGGAGGCAACGAAGGAGCCCGGCCTGATTACAGACCCGGCGCTCAGGAAGATTCATAAGGATTGGTTTTTCCACTCGTTGATACGGAGTTGGAAACGCGGAAACAGGAGGTGAAAAGATGGTTGTCAATTTAGGTGGACTGCTTGTCCTGCTTGCGGCATGCATGGCCGTTTACATGGTCTGGCCGAAGCGCAAGAACAGGAAGGCAAAGCCCGTCACGGTCAAGGTCACGGTCAGCGATCCGGTCAGGTGGGATGCATGGGCCGAGGAAGTCAGGATTGAAAAGAAGGGAGGCCGAAATGGTAAAGGTTGACAGCGAAAACGGTCATGTCAGTGTGCAGATGGAGGGCCATGTTAGCGAGTGCCTTGCGGATGCATTGTGTGCCATCCACGCCATGAGCGGATATTTTCGTGACCGCCCGGAAGTCTTTGCAACTTTCCGCGAGTTTCTGACCAAGATGGTCAACAGCGGAATGATGTTTGAAGACCTGTCAGATGGCGAAGCAACTATTTTTTCCGGCAAGCTGTCGGATTGGTAAGCAGGAGGGAAAAAATGACTTTTGAAGAATTTAAGGCCAGAGCCGCGCAGGAGATTCCCAAAATCTTAGCCAGAATGCCGGAACTGCGCGAACTGGGAGCCGAACGCATCAGCATCACTTTCAACAGTGAGGGGCACGCGGAATTCGACATCCTTTTTAACCGGGAGTGCTTTTCCGCCTACTTTATCCCGCACGATGGAGATTACAAGGACTTTTTCCACATGACAAGGATGGTTATCGAAAAGGATGGCACATACAGGACGGTCGAGGACTACAGCGACGACGGCGTGGTCGACGACATCCCCGTAAAGTAAAACCGCCCGCAAGTGCGCCAACACCTGCAAGCGGAAAGTAAAAAGAGCGACTACAGAAAGGATTATAACACATGTTTGAAAATTACGACAGCATTCCCGCAGTGAGGCGGTCCGCCCTGTGGGAAATCCGGAAAAGCCCGGCCCATTACAAGTATGCAGTCGAGAATCCGAAAGAGCCGACCCCGGCCCTGACATTCGGGATCGCGGCGCACAAGTACATCCTGGAACCGGAAGATTTCTGGAACCACTACGCGATGGCCCCGCAGGTTGACAGGCGGACCAAGGCGGGAAAAGAAGCGTGGGCGGCGTTCCAGATGGAGCTCGACGGCAAATCAGCGATCACGCAGGACGACCTCCAGATGATCATCCAGATGGACGCGGCAATCACGTCACACGAAACAGCGGCGACATTGCTCAAGACCGGAGACCACGAAATCCCCATCGAATGGAAAGATCCGGAAACGGGTGAACCGTGTAAATGCCGCCCTGACTGCATGACGGTCTTCAATGGCCAGGATTACATCGTGGATTACAAGACGACCACATCCTGTGAGGACGGAGCGTTTGAGCGGGCCTGCTACAAATACGGATATAAGCTGCAGGCGGCAATGTACGCGGACGGCGCGTTCAATTCGCAGATGGTTCCATATAAATTTGCGTTCGTGGCGCAGGAAAAGACCCCGCCCTATGCCGTGCGTGTGTACTTTTGCGATGACGGTTTTATGGATGAAGGCATGGAGATCTTCCGGGACCTGATGGGAATCTATCACAAGTGCCGCGTGCTCGACGAGTGGCCCGGTTATGACGATACGGAACTGTTCGGGGATGAAAGGAGGTGAACAGCATGGAAAAGACCCACTGGAAGAAATACAACAACCCGGATTATCTCGGAGCTTATGCGTTTCAACCCGGCGAAGAGAAGACCGTCACCATTAAAGAGGTCAAGCGCGAGATGGTCTTTAATCCGTCCGGATCCGGCAAAGAAGAATGCACGGTTGCGCATTTTGCCGAGGATGTGAAGCCGCTGATCCTGAATGTCACAAACTGCAAGACGATCTCAAAGGTGTGGGGGACGCCCTACATCGAGGACTGGGCGGGCCGAAAAATCACGCTCAAAGTGAAAAAGATCTCTGCGTTCGGGGAAATGGTGGACGCTGTCAGGGTATCGCCGGACAGGCCGCAGGAAGAAAAAATCATTTGCGAGGACTGTGGAAAGGTCATCGAATCCGTCCAGGGCAAAACGCCCGCTGAGATCGTCGCGGTGACATCCGCAAAATACGGAGTAAAAATCTGCTTAGACTGCGCTAAGAAAAGAAAGGAGAACGTAACCAATGGCTGAAACCTTCAATATCAATGACCTGGTGCTTGAAGACAATCTTTTTGAGATCATTCCAGACGGTGACTATCACTTCACAGTCGCATCGCACGAGATCGACTACTCGACATCGGAAAAGATGCCGCCCAACACGCAGGTGATCAAATGTTGCCTGGAGATCCCGTTTACAGGGGATGACGGCGAGGTAAAGACCGCAAGGGTCTATAACAATCTGAACGTCTACAAGAAGGGCCTGTTTGCCATCAGGCAGTTTTCGGAATGCATCGGCCTGTGCCCGGAAAAGGGGAAATTCCATTTTAACGTGGACATGATCGACGGCAAGACCGGTGTGTGTGCGGTCACGTCATGGAAGACAAACAGGGGCGAGGATCGCAATCAGGTACAGGCTTTTTATGCTCCTTCCAAGGCCCCTGCAGTTACAGTCAATGACGAAGCCTGGAGCAAGCGTGACGGCTTCACAGATTTGAGCGGGGAGGATCCTTTTGGCGACATTTAATCTCAGGCCATATCAGAATGAGGCTGTCGCCGCAATTAAGAAACACTGGTCGGAGGATTGGGACAAAGAGCTCCTGGTCCTCCCGACCGGATGCGGAAAGACAGTCGTCTTTAACACGATCGCCCACGAACAGCCCGGAAGAACCCTAATCCTGGCGCATAGGGACGAACTGATCGAGCAGGCCAGGGATAAATACCATTCGATGTTTCACGAAACGACCGGGAAGATTAAGGCGCAGGAAAACAATATTAAACGGGTAACGGTCGGCTCTGTTCAGACCATGATGCGGCGGGATTATTCCGGCATGTTCGACACAATCATCGTTGACGAAGCCCATCATGCAATATCTGATTCATACCAGAAGATTCTCGGCCAGTTTCCAACAGCGAAGGTCCTGGGCGTTACGGCGACGCCGGACAGGGGCGACAAGCGAAACCTCGCGGAATACTTCGAGGGGATTGCTTACGAATACAATCTGAAAACAGCAATTAAAGAAGGCTATCTATGCGAGATCGCGGCAAAGACAATTCCGCTTGAAATCGACATGAGCAGTGTCAAGGTGAGCCTGGGAGATTATTCCGTTGACAGCATCGGAGTCGCGCTTGAACCGTACCTGAAGCAGATTGCAGAAGCAATCCGGATTCATGCGGCGGCGAGAAAAACGGTTGTCTTTTGTCCGCTGATCAGTATCGCGCAGGAGCTTGCCAATATGATTCCAGGAGCGAGAGAAGTCAACGGAGCAAGCGCGGACAGGAAAGAAACGCTTGAGTGGTTCGATAAGGCTGGGCCGGGCGCAGTATTGTGCAACGCCATGTTGTTGACAGAGGGGTGGGATTGTCCGTCCTGCGACTGCGTGGTCGTACTCAGGCCAACTAAGATCCGGAGCCTTTACTGCCAGATGATAGGGCGCGGCACGAGGCTTTTTCCCGGGAAGGAAAACCTGCTGATTCTGGATTTTCTATGGATGTCATACAGGCACAACCTCTGCAGGCCCGCATCGCTCGTTACGGAAAACGAGAAGGATATAAAGAAGGTAACGTCCGATTCTGTCAGTGAGGAAGACGAAATTGACCTGCTTGACGCAGTCAGCGACGCAGAAGAGGCCAGACGCAGCGCACTCGCGGAACAGCTCCAGAGGCAGACGCGAAAAAAATCGAAGCTGGTCAATCCGGTTGAACTGTTTACCCTGGTCGGACTTGACGATTACGAACCTGTCTTTAAGTGGGAAGAAGCCGACGCCACGGCGAAGCAGATCGCCGCACTGCAGAATTTTGGAATTGATGCGGACGGCATCACAAAGGGCTATGCAAGCGTGATCATGGATAAGCTGATCAAACGGGCAAAAGACGGTTTTGCCACAGCGAAGCAGGTCAAGCTGTTAAATTCTTTCGGTTACAACGCAACAAACTGGTCAAAAGAACAGGCAACAAAGAAGATTTCACAACTCGCCGCCGTTGGATGGAAGAGGTGGAAGTTACATGATTGACTACGAAGCGCTTAGAGCCATCAATCCGGACTGCAGTTATGACGAATGGCTCAAGGTTGGAATGGCGCTCAAGCATGAAGGGGCTGACGTTTCGACCTGGGACACATGGAGCTCCGGCGGGACCAAATACAAGCCTGGCGAGTGCGACAAAAAATGGAAGTCGTTTCAGCGCGACGACGTGACCGGCGGGACGCTGATGCATATCGCAAGAGAGCATGGTTATATACCTGACGCGGGAAATGATTACGATGTTCACAACCTGCTTCTGGACGAGATCATCGTAGACCCGACTTTTGTCGGAGCGGAAGCAGTCCCGCCGGTACCGCGGGGATATGACCCGGTCGGCGAAATGCTCGAATATTTCAAGACGCTGTTCAGGCCGGATGATTATGTCGGTTATTGCGTGCAGTCGTTTCAAGACAAAAAGGACGGTAAATGGAAACCGGCAAAAACCATTTACAGGAGAACCGCCGGGGACATCATCGCAAAACTGGAGTCCGGTTCGATCGAGCAGGCTGTCGGCACATCCGGGACAGGCGGTGCGTGGGTCAGGTTCAATCCGCTCAACGGCAAGGGTGAGACAGACGACAGTGTAACGCGATTCAAGCACTGCCTGATAGAGTCAGACGATGACGGTATCGAGAGGCAGTACAGCATGATCAAGGCCATGAATCTGCCTGTTACATTTCTGATCCATTCCGGCGGCAAGTCTCTCCATGCGATTGTCAGGATAGACGCAGAAAATCAGCAGCAGTACCGCCAGCGCGTTCGTGACCTGTACGAATTTTGCAAAAAGTCAGGATTCAAGCCGGACGAGCAGGATAAAAACGCGAGCAGACTGTCAAGACTTCCCGGCATGAAGCGCGGCGACAAATGGCAGTATATCGTAGCCAGGAACATTGGCGCGGCATCATACGACGACTGGATAAAGTGGCGCGAAGAATCTGCAGACGATTTGCCGCCGGATGAGTATCTGTCCGACGTCTGGGACAACATGCCGCCACTTAAAGAAGAACTTATCCCGGGCATACTCAGGCTTGGGCATAAGATGCTCATAGCGGGGCCCAGTAAAGCCGGAAAGTCGTTTCTGCTTATCGGACTTGCTATAGCAATCGCGGAGGGTGGCGAATGGCTCGGCATGAAATGCAGGCAGGGCCGTGTAAGCTACATCAACCTGGAACTCGACCGCCCGTCATGTCTGGACAGGTTCAAAGAGGTTTACAACAGGCTCGGCATAAAGCCGGAGCACACTAATAACCTCAATGTCTGGAACCTGCGTGGGAAGTCGGTCCCCATGAATAAACTGTCGCAAATCATCATTCACAGGTTCAAGGACAGAAACTATTCAGCCGTGATCATCGACCCGATCTATAAAGTCATCACGGGCGATGAAAACAATGCTACGGAAATGAGTCAGTTCTGCTCATATTTCGACCAGATCGCGACGGAGCTTGATGCATCCGTGATCTACTGTCACCATCACTCGAAAGGCGCATCGAGCAAATACTCAAATGCCGCGGACAGGTCATCCGGATCCGGCGTGTTTGCAAGAGATCCCGACGCGATCCTGGACATGAGAGAGCTGAAAACGGACGGACTCGAAAGCAAGTATCGCGATGCACATCCGGGCGCGTGTAATGTGCTGACAGCATGGGAGGTGCGCGGGACGCTTCGGGAATTTGCACCGATGCCGCCAAAGCGGGTCTGGTTTGACCACCCCATTCATGTGCCAGATGCGGAGAACTTCCTCGCGATCGCAAATTTCAACGACTCGGCAGACTCTGGGCGCGGAACCGGGAAAGACCAGAAGCAAAAACAGGACTGGTTTGAGACGGTCGAAGAGCTGCTTGCCGTCACACTGGATTCAGCCGTGACACTCGGGCAGGTCGGGATCTCGGAAGCGAACGCGAAAAAGAAATTCGGACCCGCAACGGATTTTGAAGTCGCAACGGTCGGCGAGACGAAAGTCGTGCACTACCGGAACGAGGACGAAATAATGTACAGGCACAAGTTGTACAGGCGCGGAGAGGGCCGTACATGGACCGAAATTCAAAAGTGAAAAGTGACAAAACCCTTATAGGGAAAGTAACTGTCACTTTTGAAAAAAATACCCATCACTGTAGTGTTACCCCACTGCGGGGATTAGCTTCCCCGCGTGTGGGTGACCCTGTACAGTGATTGAATGGCGCGAGAGGAAAATCACCATGAAAAAGGCTATGAATGAGTTACAAGTAACTGAGTCTTGCGAGCAGCGGCAGTTAATCCAATGGTGCCGGACGGATCCGCGGCTGCAGTTTCTGTTCCATATCCCGAACGAGTCAGTCGGCGGCCAGGGCTGGCTTGTCAGGAACAGACAGATGGGAGTAAAGCCTGGCGTGCCGGATCTGTTTTACCCGGTTCCGATGAAAGGCTATCATGGGCTTTTTATCGAAATGAAGACAAAGACCGGCAGGTTGTCAGCGGTGCAGAGACGATGGATCAATGTCCTGAATGAAATGGGATACAAAGCGGTCGTGGCACACGGATGGGAGGAAGCAAAGTGCCAGATTATGGATTATCTGAATATAAAAGAATCATGACGGAAATACTGCCGCTTATGAAGAACTGGCTACCCACTATCCCGTCAATCACTTCTGCTCAGGACCCGCGATGGAAACAGCTTGTGGAGGAGTTTGAAAAGATCGAAGCAGCCGCCCCGCCCGACCTGAAGCGATATGCGGGCGCAATGGTGGCAATGCATGTGGATGAATTGGAAAGGAGGTGGAGGAAGTGACAAAGACAGAAATCGAGGCCCTGCTCGAAAAGCAGCGCAAAATTTCAGAGCGGAATTACCGCAACTATCAGGAATCTGGCGTAAATCGTTACTGGACGGCATACAACAAGGCAGAAGACATCATCAGCCTGTGCGAGATGGCACTTGACAGCGCGGAAGACCATGACCTGCGGTATCGGTACAGCACGGCATTAACGCGAATTGGTTCTATGGTCATATCCGCAGTACACAACAACGATGTGGATTATCAGCCGGTCAGGGCGAATCAGATGCTGAGAGACATCAAGGCAATCATTAAGGGCCTGATAGACATCCGCGACCCGTGGGAGGACAACACATGACAGACCAGACAGCAAAGCAAGACATTAACAAGCCACAGCTGACGCTTGTACCGACCGGCATCATCAAAGCAGTGGAAAAGGTCAGGCGATACGGGAACGAGAAATACCACGACCCGCAGAACTGGAAACAGGTTGAATCACAGCGGTTTTGGGACGCCGCAGTCAGGCACATCGTCGCCGCGTGGAATGATTACACGGCGATTGATCCGGAAAGCGGACTGCCTCATATTTACCATGCGATGTGCAATCTGGCATTTCTGGCGGAGAGGATGGAAGGCAATGAAAAGACCTAATTTCACCGGCCCATGGATTGGTTGCGACACCTGCCCGCGATGCAAGGACATCTATCCGGACAAGGTCGATATGTGGGGATACCACTATTGCATCTGCGGAATGACCGGAAATATCGTCTACAAAATCCCACACAAAATCAAAAAGGCAAACGGCAATGGATGGCTGAAATTCGGAATCGGAGGCTGCGGGCTTTACGAATCAGTCCAGCAGGCCCTTGCCGACATGACGGAATCGGAAATCAGGAGGTGGCGAAATGGAGAAACATAACCGCTACAAGGTCTGCCCCGTCCCCACCCCGCACGGGCCCACCTACATCATCGTGGACACGCTCACGGGTGAAAGAGTGCGGGCGTATGACTGCCAGATATGGGCTGAGCATGAAGCAGACGCCATGAACGGCCATTCTGACCGCCTGAGAGCCCCGAGATTAAGCCGGAGCATGACGAAATGGTTATCTGCTTGCGCGGACATTAAAACGCCTCTGAGGGGGCGAGAGAGGGCGAAACGATGATACAGATCGGAATCCTTGACACAATCTCCGCACTCCGTGACGGCAACTATGCTGAAATTGCGGAAAAACACAAATGCACCACAACAGACGTGATCCTCGCAGCACAGGAGCGGGCGGTGAAGGTTCTGGAGACAGCCATCCCGAAAGCACCCGATACGTGCAAAGAGGAGGACGGCAGAATCCACATGTACTGCCCGTCGTGCGAAACAGACATCACGGACTGGAATGACAGTTGGGACTTTTGCCCATACTGCGGACAGGCAATCAGGATAGCGGAGAAGAAAGCATGAGCAATAAATACCATGTCGGAATCGGCTTGTGTGGAATTTATGCAGGAACACTTAGGAAGCCAGATGAATGGAAAGATAAAAGTGAAGTGACAAAGGAAGCCCTTGAGGCGGTGGCACAATATCTTTTGTGGGAAGGAAAAGAACTCCGGTTTGCTTATGACGGGAAATATTACGTTTTGCGAGTAGAACTGTATAAGGAGAATAAAGCATGATCGCAATCAAAGACATGAAAATGCCCACATCCTGCGACCGCTGTATCATCCGGCGAGACTGCGCTCGATATAAGCAGTGGTATTACGGGCATCACGGCATTTATGAGCCGAAGCCCGGCAGTGACGAGTGCAGGCTGATCGACCTGGAACAGGAGGAAAAGGAATGATCGCACTTGACCGACCCATGCCGAAAAATTGTGATGATTGTCCGTGCGAGCATGACGCCGCCTGTTATGCGGACGGATTTCGAAATCCGAATCTGTATGAATACAAAAGAAGGCCGGAAGATTGCCCGTTGATCGACCTCACCGATGACGGCAAGTAGGCAAGTTAATGGTGTGCGGTGGAGGAATGGGTAGACTCTAATCGAATATACCGGGCAAGGCACGAATGAGATAGTATCAACAGCCCGTAAGGCGGACAGAGGGGTTTCCGCTATGTGTGGTTCAAATCCACACCCGCACATCATTAATATTGACATGGCGGTGCAGTCTATAGGGAGATGCGCACTCCTGCATGGCTGTTAAATGTCCATTGAGATGCCAGGGACGGAGAGAATCCGGTAAAATCTTGAAGCACGAGAGGAAACAGCCGGTTTTTGACGATTTAACAAGCGATTTTGCAAAAAATATGCAAATCAGCAAACTAAATCAGCAAAGATGGAGGCTTTTATGTCAATAACAGCCGCC